ACCGCGCCTGACAAAAAACGCGCCGGCGATTGTGTCGCCATGGCCGAGCAGCTCGCCCGCGGCATGACGCCCGAGCAAGTAGAAACATGCAAGGCCCAGGCCTTGAAACTAATCGACAACAACTAGGAGTTCATCCGATGGCCGACATTGAAGACCGCTGGACCAAATCCGCCGCCGAATTATTGGTGGGCCGCCGCATTGTGTCAGTTGCTTACATGACCGAAGACGACGCCAACGAAGTAGATTGGAATCACCGGCCGCTCATTATTACGCTAGACAATGGTCTGCGTTTTTATCCAAGCCGCGACGACGAAGGCAACGGCGCCGGCTCCCTGTTTACGACCAGCCGAAAATTACAAACTATTCCATCAATCTAAAGGAGAATTTATTATGGGTTTCTTTTCTAAAACATGCGCAAAAACACACCTTCCAATCGTTGCCGACATGAAGGATATCCCCAGGCTTAGCCAGGTGGTGGCGCTGCTGCCCAACGGCAAAAAATTCACCGGGTCCTATGACGGATACGGTCGCGTCGCCGGTGTCGGCCTGGTGGAAACCGCCAGGGGCCGCTTCCAATGGCCAGAGGTGAAGATGGTCCTGGCCGAGTACTACAACGGCGAGGAATATAAAGACCTGGGCCGATCAGGGGATGAGCTGGCACAGGGTTATTTTATGGACCCCTTATTTTTACATCATTGCCTACGCAACGGACCGTTTAAGAGTTACGCCGAATACAAAAAGGCGTTCAAAAAATACGCAAATTGGTAAGGAGAACACCATGCAATTAGTAAGAGTCGACCCGCCCAAGCCGGCCGCCGTGGCAAGAAAACCCGACGCCGTATTTTTTAACTACACCCAAGAGGAGCTGCGCCAAGCATTTGACAAAATCAAAACGCCGGGTAATTGGAAGGAGCCCATCCGGGCCACCATACCCGCGGAAGATTACAACCTGGCCGCGGCCGCCGTCGCATACTTCACCGGCTCCAATCTAGAAATAGAAGACAACACCAACCACCAATACACAGTCTATGCCGCCGGCTATTACGCGGTTATCGGTTCATAAATTAAAGGAGAAAACATGTCAAACAAAATCACAATCCAGGCCGAAAACAAGGGGCTCAGCTTCAAAGGCAACCCCGAGTCAGCCAAATATGTCATTGAGCTATTCAATGAGGCCTTCTATTCCGACGGCCGCGACGCCCCTAATTTCATCCGGGATTTTGTTTTCAACCTAGAGGTGGCGCTGCAAGATGCCGGCCACTTGGACGAAAACTTTAACGAGGTAAAACCATGAAACAAAGTTACGAAACCGCACTTGACATTCTCACGGCCGTGGCTATCGGCGTCGGTTTTGCTGCGCTGCTGGTGGCCTGGTGGACGTCGTGAAGTTCTGGATAACCATCATCCGCGAGCATCAAGTTACGCTGACAATAGAGGCGGCCAGCCGGTTAGATATCATCCGGCTGGTCACCGACCTGGCAATGAAATATGATGCCATGGACGGCAAACAAACTAAGATTGTGAGCATCAATGAAGAAGCGCCCAACACTATTCGCAATATTCCTGCATGAGGAGGACGGCGTCGTTACTGTGTCGGCCGATTATCTAGGCCTAGGCCAGGCTTCGTTTAACCTGGGTATCGAGATAATGACCGGCATCAAAGAGCTGGAGCGTGAACACCCAAAGCAGTTCACAGTCCGGCCCATTCAGATTTCAGAGTATTACAACTGACCGGGTCAGGCTTTGGGAAAACTTGAACAACCCGAGCCGCCGGTGCGTGTCGTTGGCATCCTCCCCTTCGACATCGCTCATCCAATACGGCCAGCCGATTTGCTTGGCCACCCGCTCGCCGGTGCCGCTGGTATCGTTGTCAGCAATGACAACACCAGCCGGCAACCTGGCAGCCACCTTCACCATGTTCCCCGCGCTGAAGCAAACATGCAATGTGTAGCGACGCTTGAGCTGCGACAAGGCCAGCCGGATAGACAACGCCGTGGCATAGCCCTCGACCAAGATGTGCATCCCCTTGTTGTTGAACACAAACTCAGCCCCGCTCGTGCGCTGGCCGGACAGAAACTTCTTCCCGCCAGCCTGGTCAATTAACTGTACACCCACTAAGTGTCCATCCGACCGCATCGGAATGACCAACAGTTGCTGACCATTGAACGCCCATACATTCCCCTGCTCTTCCGGGAAACCCTTCGCTTTCAGATAGTCATGCCTACCGAATTGACATTGATCCAGGATCCAAGCCGCCTTGCTGGCCGCCTCCTTTCCCTGCTTCTGTCGCTGCGCTTCGGCATCATTGGCTTGCTTCTGTATGCGTACAACGTCAGCCGGTTTCAATTCATCCGCATGCCACACGGCCACCTCTGTGCCGGTCGCCCAGTTCTGCACGAACGCATGGGTTCCCATGTACTTGACCGCTCCGTTCCTACTGTTGGGATGATCCTCCGTTGGGTATCGACGCCAGTAACCAATGGGTGGAGGACTGTCAATCAGGATTCCATGCAGCTTGCAATAGCTAATTAGGTTTGTCATTTGCCCTTCCCCTTCAGGTACGCAATAAGCCGGCTCTTGACAAACTTATCGAACGCTACATCCGGAGGCGCTGCCGAATCAGCCAGGCCCCTGGGCCACACCCCGAATTTATCTTTATAGCAATGCGCAGCACGGCCGCTGGACCAGCCCCGATACTTCACATGCCATTGGCACATTGCCCAAAACGCTTGCTTGTTATCCCTGCTGGCCATCCCGGTCAGCTCTTCCAATACCCCGGGAATACTGCTCACCTTGTTCTGACGCTCGCGTACATGGCCGCAATGCAGACAAGTATCAGACCCGCCGGGCCACAGATGCCCGCACGATGGACACTTGGATTCTTTCTTCTCGTCTTCTGTCTTTTCTTTCTTTGCCTTTTCTTTGCCGTCATCCAGGACATCGACGCCGTTGTGATAGACCGCTTCCCAATCCTCCTGGAAGCGTAAGTAGTTCCCGCTATGGTCCAGCCAGACGGCAAACTCTTTGTTGTCAGCGCGGCGCATGATGCGGCCCATCTGCTGGATATGCGACGATAAAGATTTACTAAACGGCCTGGCGCTCACTCCAATCATTACATCAGGTACATCAAAGCCTTTGGTTAGGATATCCGTGGCAATCAGTCCATGTATTTCTGTGTCCGGCCTGGCAAAGTCTTCAATCACATCCCGCTTGAACTGGTCATCATCCCGGTAGCTGACCGATACAAAGTTATAACCCTCGGCTGCAAACTGTGCGGCCAGGTCGGCGCCATGCTCTACGCCCGAACAGAACACAATCGTTTTGCGAGGACCCCCAAAGATTTCATTGGTCTTTCGGATCCACTCCTCGACAATGTTCCCGGTAATCTGCATGCCCCGCTTAGATGCTTCGGCCTGGGACCATTCACCCGCCACTTTCTTGGCGCCGGTCATGTCAATTTCTTTGGCAATGAAGACGCGCAGAGGCATCAATACCTTCTGATCCACCAGCTCCTTTGTTGTGATGGTGTTGACGATGTTGTCATAGATATGGGCCAGCCCCTTGGTGAAAGGCGTAGCCGTCAGACCGATGACCCGCACCTCCGGATTATTCTTAATGAAATCAACTGTCTGCTGCCGCGTTGTGTGGCACTCGTCCACAATCAAAAGATTTAACCCAGGGAATGAGCCCCGCTTTTCCAGCGTCTGAGCTGAGCAAACCTGTATGCTTTCATACGGCCGATAGCGCCAATGACCTGACTGTAGTACCCCGTGCGGGATATGGTACTTTTCCAGCCGCTCGCTGGTCTGGTCGCACAGAATGATTCGGTCCAGCAGCATGGCCGCCTTGTTACCTTTACCCCTGGTTGCGTTGAGCAAAGCAATAGCCATTTCTGTCTTGCCCGCTCCGGTCGGTGCGTACAGTATCTGCGCGCGCTTTCCCTCTGCAAACCCCTGGCGTAGCGCTGCCAGGGTAGCGTCTTGATAATCCCTTAGCTGTAAACTCATTTTGATTCTCCGCTGCCGGCACACTATGCCCGCCGGCTTGGGCCTTGTTTATTCGTAGGCTTTAAGTTGTCTTTGTTGCATGGAAATCTGACGCTTGAGCTGCGCGTTTTCCAACTGGAATTTATCCCGGCTGGATTTAACCGCGTTCATTTCTAACTTCAGAATACGAATCTCTTCGCGCAATTGTTTGATCAGGTCGGCTGCTGCTTTCTTCTCGTCAGCCGTAGCGTCCATCGCCTTCAGAGCTAAGCGGTCATTAAGCGTTTCGTTCTGAGCAATCAGCTCGTCCACCATTTCCTGGCGGTGGTCTACCGCTGGTGGGCCTGCTGGTTTAGGCGGCTCAACCAGGGGCGCTTCTTTGGCTGGCTTAGCTGGCTTCGCTGGCTTGTCTTTCTTTTCTGGCGTACGCTTTTCTGCAACGTTGCCTTTGGGTGTTATGTATTTCCGCACGGCCGGCGCGCTTTCCCCACGCATCTTGGCAACGAACGGCGCAGACACGCCAACCTTCCTGGCAATTTCCGCATTGCTCCACTCGCCCCATTCAAAATCTTCTACGAAAATCATAGTGACCTTGCGCTTGTCGGCGTTGTCCATCGGTTGGCCGTGCAGATTGTTTGCGCTACTACCAAAGAACAAAGCATCCCTGGGGGTGCCTGTTTCTACCTCGCATGGGAAGGTGGCCATCCCAATCCGTAAGGCTGCGTGATACCGGTGGAATCCATCTGACATCCAGTAATCTGTGCCGTCAAAGAATACCCGCATCGGTGGGAAGACTGACCCGCCTTCCAGGTCTGTAGCGTAGCGCATCACCGCTTCTTCTTTGATTGCTGCGCGCACCTGGGTGCCGCCGTCCAGCCTGATTAGTTTCAGTTCTAGTTCTTTTCTTTCTAACATTTCATCCCCTTAAAATGGTGCGTCAAAACCTATAAATTCATTGAGCTTTTGTTTGTAATGCCAAGCTTTAGCGGCATCGTCTGACCCCTCTTTGCGGCCAGCTCTCATGCTGTATTTGATGATGTTGCCCTTCAGGTAGCCTATGAATTCCTGGCGGTTAAGCACAGATTCCATGACGGCCCAGGGCTGGATACCGATCTTGTGATAGTGGTCGCCACCCACCTGATGCTCATCGGCTGATGCTTTCTCAATCATATTTACCTCTTTAAGTGTCTTCGGGTTATCCGGGTTGCCCAACAGGCGGCGCAATGCCACTTGGTATGGCTCATTTGAATACCACCTTCCGGCGGTTTCATTTCGTTGCATTGATTGCATTCTTTGAGCTGGTGCAACGGCTGCTTGGCGCCTATGTCTAGCTGCTGTTTAACAAATCCATTCATCGTTTCATGTGCCTAATGTGAACAGAAAAGCTGGCTATTGTGTCTTGTCCAAACGACGTCATCTTTTCTATTTCTTTGGCAACCTCCTCAATGGTGTCGTTGCGTATCTTCTGTGATACCTCGTTGATCTGTGACTTAACCATCTGCCGCTTGCGCCAGCCCATGGCCTTCTCCCATATATTTAATTCTGGTTCACTCATATGAATTTTTCTCCTTTAGCTTGGCTTCAATAACCCGAACGTAACGGATCACGGCTTGGTTTGATACGTTTCCATCATCAAGACCAAATGCCAAGCCATCGTCAATTGCGCCTTCAATTTCCTCATTGGTCAACCCCTCCCACTCGCGGTCATTGAGCTGCTCCACCATGTCGCATATGCCGGAATAGCAAGTAGGGCAAAAGGCCACCGGGATAATCCCAATGTAACCTTGAATGCCGCCCTCGTCATCTGTGAAATCACATTGACAAACGCTACATTTGTGGTCTGTCCCAACGTGGTCAAATCCTTCAATCATTTGTTTTTCTCCTTGAACTTCTCTTCAACCAACACCTTGAAGATGAATGTGTTCAGGTGGTCGGTTGTCCAGTTGGGAATCTGCTTAATGATTGCATGGGTGTCGGCATTGGTTAGATTCTTCCAGCGCTTCTTGGCTTTGCGCGGCTTGAACACTGGCACCCTGGGGTCGGTAAAGAATTCGGGCTCATCTTTCCATGCCGCCCAGGTAAACAACCAGCGCCACATGAACTGCTCGTTGCGGCAGCTGTACTGATACAGCGCCATTCGTAAACATACTTCTTTGGCCGGCTTCATTTGTCACGCTCCTCTAGCATGGCATCTGCTGCTTTGTATGCGTCTGCTGCCAACTCATAACGATTGGGATGCGAGCCGCCGGCCAGCAATGCTTGCATCGCCTTGGCTGCGAAGTAGTCCCGCAGCGACATGCCGTCTGTGTGAATTGAAAAGCCCAGGATCCGCGACTCATCATCGACCATGAACCTGGGCGTAGGGAATGCTGCGCCGCCTGTTTTCTCTCTCATGCTTGCTCCTTTGGGTGAAAAAATAATTCTTTGAAAATAACTATACACACAATTGCCGTAGTTTGCAACAGGTTGTTCCTGTTTATTTATATCAGGCAGCATGCATGACAATAGCAGACCCCCGAGACTCCCGACCTGTACCCTTGTGGACAGATATGTGGAAGTCACCAGCCAGTCGAAACCTGCTGCTCGCGGAACGTCGTATTCAACTATCGACCGCCCGTGTCGTGGGCCAGA